TCAGTTCTGGTTTCGTTGCAAAACCGCTCATTCCGGTTTCTTGGTCGGAGACCGCATCCCTGTTTCAAGCGTGTACGTTTCGGGCGGCGGGGAGCCCTTCTTCCAAAACCATTACAACGATTCCGGGTGGGCGTTGTACCGCGTTTCCTACACGGCAACGCCTGAGATCAAGGTTGCGCTGACCGGCGTGCCGTTGACATTCAACCTCTCCAACTGGGACTTCCTTGCAATCGCGGAGTGGCTGTCATGACGATTTCCCAAGTAGCCCGGGCGGCGTGCGACAAGCTCTCGTTTACCGACGCGACAACCGTTGCGTTGGCGAAGAAGTTCTGCGCCCGCCGTTACTCACTGATTTGGGATTCTGCGCTTTGGAATGACACGCTGGCCGTGATGAACCTCTCGGTCAACGCGGCGACGGAGGTTGTCACGCTGTTTGACGACGTGGACAGCCAGTATACGTCAACCGGAAGCCCTTGCCTGCTGGACTTGGTTGTCGCGTGCCGGTTCACCGTGGATGGAGACGATGGTGGCCTCGACATACCGGCGTCGGATTGGCAGGCGTTTTTCCAGCTCGATCCCGGGACGTGGAACAACGTGGATACACGCAGGGCAACGCCAACCAACTTCGTCAACCTGCCAAGGGCATCTGACACGATGCTGTACGGGCAAAGCGGGGTGCCTCGCATCAAGCTGATTCCGACCCCGGACCAGAACGGAACGCTGTTCATCCTCGGGAAGCAGCAAAGCCGAATCCGGCAACTTGGAGAGGACGCGGCCATCACCGAGGACATGCCGTTCACGATCAGGGGGATTGACAACGCCCTTATCGCGTTCACGGAAGGGGACCTCCTTGAATACTCTCGGCAATACGCAAAAGCCCAAGCCAAGTTTGGGGAGGCAGCCTCCCATGTCTCGGTCATGAAGGACATGGAACGGAACCAGCAGCAGCAAATCTCCCGCATCATTCCAGACGACGACGGTTCCATTACCCTGTTTGACATCATCTAGCCAATGCCGCCGTTCATTTCAAACGATGCGCTGGACGATCCGATGGGCGTGGACGGATCGACTGGATTTGCCGGTGGAGTTGTTTCTGCAACGCGCCCGGACATCATTCCGGCAAACGCCATCGCCGATGCGCTGAACATCGACTACGACGACTTCGGAAACGTCACCAGCCGGTTTGGCTGCTTCTCCATCATCGGCAATCCCATCTCGGGAACGTGGGACACGTCCACCGAGGTTTGGAGCACGTCCACAAAGTACTGGGGTTCCAGCATCCCGGCGACCGGGACCATCCTCTCGGGCTTCTTCTTTGACACGGCGGCAGCGGAGCGCGTTGTCGTGGCCGTGGTCGATGGGGCCACGCGCACCCTGTATCACGGAAACCCGGCAACCGCGTTCGCGGCCATTGCGGGATCAACGTTCAACGCATCGGCGTCCTACGTTTACTTCGCGCAGCTCAACGAGAAGCTGTACTACTGCGACGGCTTTGGGTCGCTGGCATACATCACGCCAGCAAACTCCAACTCGTCGATCACGGCCGGTAAAATCAGCCGGATCGACGTCATCAATCAGGGCGCAAACCTTTCGTCGATCCCGACCGTCACCATTGCCGCGCCGCCATCCGGAATCACGGCGACCGCCGAGGCGGTTGTGGCAGGAACCGGATACATTGCGGCAATCAACATCACCAATCCAGGAAGCGGATACACCACGGCCCCTGCGGTGACGATAAGTGGAGGCGGCGGGCATCACGCCGTGGCCTACGTCTCCCTTTCGCCTCCTTCCAAGCCCATTTACATCACGACGCACACCCAGCGTCTCTTTTGCGCGTCCGCAGACACGGCAAACCTCCCGGACACGTTGTACTTCTCCGACATCCTCGACGGCGAATCGTGGGACCCGGCCGGGAGTGTTCGCGTTGGTGGTGACGGAGATCCCATCACGGGCCTTTATTCGTGGTTCGGGTTTCGGCTGCTTGTCTTCAAGGAGCGGTCAATTTGGTACGTTGACGCCAACCCGCAGCAGGACCCGGCCGACTGGGAAATTGGAATCGTGACCGGAAACGTGGGATGCGTCTCGCATCGGTCCATTGCCGCAGTCGGAGCCGACGTGCTGTTCCTTGCCCGGGACGGAGTTCGGGCGTTGTCGCAGATTCAGGCGGGCACCCAGACGGACGTTGGCGTTCCGCTCTCCGCGCCCATCAACGACCTCGTCTCTCAAATAGACCCCACCAACCGGGCCAAGTGCGACGCCGTGTTCTGGCGCAACCGGTACATGCTGGCGGTTCCGCTTCGTTCCGGCATTGGCTCCCAGGCGTCCAACAACGCCATCCTTGTGTACCACGCCTTGGCCAGGGCATGGCTTGGGAAATGGGACAACTGGAACGTTACAGACTTCATCCCGACGGCATTTGCGGCCGACGGCCCGAGGCTGATGTGGAGCGGGACGCTTTCCACGATTCCGGCATCGTCCTCCCAGCTTCGAGCCTTTGCGGACTACTACGCGGGCAGCCGCTTGTCGCCTCCTCCAGCCTCCGCCTATCTCGACGACGGAACCGGGTTCACGACGTCCATCACAACCCGCGCCTACAACTTTCAGGAGCCGATGGTACCTAAGACTGGGTACAGCGTGCAGTTCTACACGGAGAACAACTTCGCGACGCCCATCTACGTCTCCACGGCCTTTGCGGTGAACATGACGGGTTCCTTCACCAACTTTGAGGCGCAAAGCAGGATTGACGCATCAAGCCCACGCAAGCCGATTACCTACAATCTGGTATCCAAGGGTCACTGGAACTGCATTCAATTCCGTTTCCAGTCAGCCTCGGGGCCGCTGGCCGGATTGTCTCGCATCACCCTTCACTCGGTTGGCGTGACCGGGTTCCTCGACGCATTGAAGCCGGAGGAATGAAGCCGCATCCGACCATCGAGAAGGCGTGCGCGTTGCTTCGTGTGCATTGGCCGACGTGCAAGGACTGGACGGAGGACCAGCTTCTCAACTGGATCGGATTCTTCAACCGCCACCGACAATGCGCCGTCGTGATGGATGGGGATGAATGCGTTGGATTTGTAGCGTTCAGGTTCCTAAATTCAATAGAGGAGGCAAAAACGCCGTTGTTCACGCGACAAGATGGGCGGATCGCGTGGATTGAAATGGTCATCGCAACTAAAGCCATGGCAGTGCAGACGATGACGCTTGCGTTGCTGAACTGCATCGAAAGAATAGGCGCAAGGATTGAACTTATGGGCGGCGAAGACATTTGCACCGACAGGGTCAAATTGTATCCGTTCAAAAGGTATCTGAACCTGATTTTCTCGAAAATCAAAAACACAGGCTGAATCATGGGACTATTCAAGGATTACAACCCGCCAGACATGGCTGCCGCAAACCGCGAGGCGGTTTACGCGCAGGCGGAGACGTTCCCGTTGCTTCGCATGATGGACGCCGCCGCGAGGCTTGGCAGGAGGATTGAGTACGTCAACCCGCAGACCGGGAAGATGGAAACGGCCGACTTCACGGGCATGTCGGACGTGGACCTTTCCACGCAGACCGCCCGGGCGCTTGCCGCCGCCGCCCCGGAGCTTACGCAGGCCCAGCTCGACCTTGCCCGCCAGTACGGCACCCAGTTCGCCGAGCAGAGACGGGCTGAACTTCAAGCCGCAGACCCGGAGCGATTCCGGCTTTACGATCAGTTCATGCGCGACCTCGGGGCGCAGGCGGGCCAGCTACCGGAGCGCATCGAGGCACCCGACTACGAGCGTGTCGCCAACGCTCCCTCCATGCAGGATACGGGCGAGGCTGCCGCGATGCGGGGCCTCCTTGAGCGTCAGGTTGCGTCGGAACTCTCGCAGGCGGGCAATCTGCCTCCCGGCCTTCAAAGGGCCACGGAACAGGCCTTGCGTGCGCGTGGCGCGGCTTCCGGGAACATCCTCGGGAACGCGGCCGCGTTGCGCGAGGCCCTTGGGGTCTCGCAAGCGATCCAGCAGAGCGACGCCATGCGCCGACAACAGGCTCTTGGCTTGCTCCAAAGTGGACAGACTACCAGCGACGTGGCGGCAAGGAACGCCCAGCAGAACTTTCAGAACATCATGGCCGCCGCAGGCCAGCGCAACACGACCGCCCAACAGGGATTTGCCGGTCGCCTCGCGGCGCAGCAGCAAGGCCAGCAGATGGGCCAGCAACGAGTCGCCAACATCCAGTCTGCCCTTGGGCTGGCCCCGATTGTCTCCCAGGCCGCCCAGCTTGCCGGGTTGCAGCAGGGAGCATCGCCGTTCTCGCAACCGCAGCTCATTCAGGGAATGCAGCAGGCTGGCCCGGGCCAGCTTCTTCAAATGGGAAGCCAGTTTGCGCTCCAGAACGCGGAGAACCAATTCCGCGCATCGCAGGCAGGCAGCCCGCTTGCGATTTTCCAGGGTGCAACAAGCG